CTCTGCCACAGTCGCTGTGTCTACGACAGCCGCAGCAGTGGAAATGTCCGAAGTGCTTAAGGTCTCTTCCTCTGACATCGTAGCATTAGCTACGCTAGGTGTACCAGTGGAAATATCCGAGGTGCTTAGGGTCTCTTCCTCAGACATTGTGGCATTAGCCACAGTAGGTGCGCCAGTAGAGACATCAGAGGTACTGAGGGTTTCATCCTCACTCATCGTAGCGTTAGCTACAGTAGGAGTACCAGTGGAAATGTCAGCGGTGCTGAGGGTCTCTTCCTCAGACATAGTCGCGTTAGCGACTGTAGGTGTACCAGTGGAAATATCCGAGGTACTTAAGGTCTCGTCTTCGGACATAGTTGCCGTAGCAACTGTAGGTGTACCAGTGGAAATGTCCGAAGTGCTTAAGGTCTCTTCCTCAGACATTGTTGCCGTATCAACTACAGCAGAGTAAGTCGTAACGTCTGAGGTATTGAGTGTCTCTTCTTCCGCCATGTTGACGGTAGGGACATCTGGGCCGTTAATTGAGATAGCAGCGGTGCTTAGCTCATGACCTTGTGTAAATGTAGCGTTAGCTACGCTAGGCGAGCCTGTACTGACATCAGCCGTAGCAAATAGGACGGCCTCTTCTGCTGAGAGGGGAGCTGAGGAGAGGGGGCCGAAGCTTAGCATCTAATACCTTATGGTTTTGTGGGCCAAGTTACGTTGTCTGGAAACCCTGACTGATCAGTAATGTTCAGCAAGTCAGTGCGATATTGTGTCCAAGCGTTTTGCTGCGCTGTTGTCAAACCTGCCCAACGCAAGGGGTTACAAACTATAGGGTCAACTTCAGAAGAAAGTAACATGTCACGTTGGAGGCGAACTCCTTCTTCTTTTGCAGCGTTGTAGTCTGGCTCATTGAAAGAGGTTCCATCCCACTCCCATTGTAGTTCTACTTGACCTGTATAGTTACGAATCACTAGGATATCGGGGTGGAAATCAGGTGCAACGTCAAAGATGTCCGCTGCCAAACCATGATTAACAACTACATCAACCATTAGTAATACTCCTCCACTATTACTATCCCATCTGTACCGTCTCCGCCACCTTCACCACCTGTTCCATACCCGTTAATAAACGCAGGTGTATCAGGCATGACTGCACGAGAGTCATTGTAGTAATTAGTCCCTTGACCACCTGTCATGTTGATGTCTCCACCAGAACCAGAGCCACCGAGTCCAACTTTCCAAGTCCCGCCACTGTTATATCGACCACCACCAGTGGCGGAGCAATATGTCCCAAATGATGATGTACCCGCTGTTGCTGCAGCAAAGGAGTGAGTAGTCAGCCCTGCCCCTACAGTAACTGTAACAGAACTTGATGGATTATCTATTATCTCAATCGCGCAACCACCCGCACCACCGCCTGAGTAGTTTAGGGATGTCGATGCTGAACAGCCACCACCTCCAACGACAGTGACTTTGACGCGAGTGCAACCTGAGGGCTTTGACCAAGTTCCAGATGAAGTGAAAACAGTGTGGGTAACTTTACCCGCAGCAGTATTCAGGTTATTAAAGTTCGCATCCATTTCGGTATGCGTTAGAGCTGAACCTTTACCTGATCTTGTTACAATAGTAGCCATTAGTATTTATACCCATGTATTGTCTCTATGAAGTGGTACTTGCGGGACTCTCTCAAGTCCATCATATACTCCACGTATTGATCTATGCGCTGCTTCCAGTCTTCCTGTAGTTTCGGATTTACGATACCACACTTAGGAGAAGCTAGTGCGCGTTGTACCCAAGCCTTAGGATCAGCTTGTGTAAACAGGTGCTTATTGATAGGATAGAAAGAGCCTTTGTAAGCTTCTTGATATACATCAATAGGATCAAGCTTCTTATCAAGACAAGCACCGTAGATAGCACTCTCTGACATGTGTGTTGTGTGTAAGGTTTCACACCGTTGTAAAAGACAGTAGAGATTCTCTTCTCTATCTAGGACAATATCACCTAGGATGTCTTTGAGTTCTCCTACAAGTGCGTGTGTTGTCAGAGGGTGAGGCTTAAACCAGACGTTAGCTGAACCATACGTGTTCTTAATATAGATCAGCTTATTTAGACACACCGTCTGTTTTAGCTTATTAGAACCTAGAGGAGCTATAAGGTGTTTCTTGAAGACTCGTCCACTAGGTAATGTCTCTTTGATATGCGAGTACTTGTTAGCTGTAGCATTGTTAATGTTGTCGCTAAAGTACTGAGGCCAGTTGTAATCTGCCTTGATGTCGTCTGCGTAAGCATCTTCCCATTGCTGTAGCCGAAGCTCTTGTTGCAGGGGGGTCATCATAAAGCAGTGTGCATACTCTGTGTACCCAAACGTCTTAAAGTACGGCAACTCATTAGCAACTACATCATACGCGAACTCTATACCGACCTTCTTACATGCCTTAATAAAGTGACGCTCGCAATCCTCTAAGTGACGAAGGGTGGGGGATTTAGGCATATCGCCAATACGTTCTTGCATTGACTTAGGGTCAAACATTTCCATCGAGTCGGGTCCTTATGATGGGTTATAGAAACTTGTTGTCCTTTGCGTATTGAAGGTTGTCGTGGTGGTCTTCGAGGTCGCAAAGGTCGTAGTAAACGTAGAGCTTGTGCTAAAGGTCGTCGTAGTACTACGGCTTGTGCTGAATGTAGTAGCTGTACTCTTAGATGTCAAGAAGGTAGTCGTCGTAGTCTTAGACGTAGAGAATGTCGTAGTAGTAGATTTCGACGTACTAAAGGTACTGCTCGTATTAAAAGTAGTTGTCGTGTTAAACGTAGTAGTGGTGTTTTTGCTAGTACTAAATGTCGTTGTAGTATCAAACGTAGTTGTAGTAGAAAAGGTCGTAGTCGTACTCTTAGAAGTACTAAAAGTAGTGGTCGTGTTAGTACTACGAGAAGTATTGAACGTAGTGGTTGTATCACGAGTTGTATTAAAAGTAGTCGTAGTGTTCCTAGACGTACTAAAGGTACTACTTGTGTTAAACGTAGTAGTTGTATTGAATGTCGTCGTGGTACTCTTCGACGTACTAAAGGTTGTCGTGGTGTTAAAGGTCGTCGTAGTATTGAACGTGGTAGTTGTGCTCTTCGACGTACTAAAGGTACTTGTGGTATTGAACGTAGTGTTAAACGTAGTTGTAGTACTCTTAGACGTACTAAAGGTACTCGTAGTATTAAACGTAGTAGTAAAGGTGGTTGTGGTACTCTTAGAGGTACTAAAGGTAGTCGTAGTATTAAAGGTCGTAGTGGTACTAAACGTAGTTGTAGTACTCTTAGACGTACTGAATGTCGTAGTGGTACTGCGAGAAGTGTTCGTATTGAACACAGTGGTAGTAGACTTAGACGTAGCAAAAGTAGTCGTAGTGGACTTAGATGTACTAAAGGTAGTAGTGGTACTGCGAGAAGTATTAAACGTGGTCGTAGTGTCACGACTCGTACCCCGAGAGGTGTCAAATGTCGTCGTAGTACTCTTAGACGTAGAGAATGTCGTCGTAGTGGTTCTACTGGTATTAAACGTAGTAGTAGTACTACGAGACGTATTCGTGTTAAATGTCGTAGTAGTAGACTTAGATGTATTGAAAGTCGTAGTTGTTGACCTAGCCGTACTAAAGCTCGTCGTAGTGGACCTACTGGTATTAAACGTAGTAGTAGTACTTTTGCTAGTACTACGGCTTGTAGTTCTTGATGTAGTCTTTGACGTAGTTTTAGAAGTATTACGTGAGGTGCTTTGACTTGTATTTACTACATAATTAACAGCCATATAGCCGGTAGCTACATAGTTCTGGAATGAAGTATCAAAGGTCGTATTATAGCTAGTGGTAAAACTAGTGGTAAAACTAGTGGTAAAGCTGGTGTCAAACGTAGTTGTAGTATTCTTACTAGTAGAAAAAGTGGTTGTAGTACTCTTACTAGTAATTCCTGTAGTTGTAGTACTCCTAGAGGTAATAAAGGTAGTCGTAGTACTACGAGAGGTACTGGTAGCGAAGGTCGTAGTGGTGCTTTTACTTGTAGAGAACGTAGTCGTAGTGTCTTTACTTGTGTCAAACGTAGTTGTAGTAGACTTACTAGTAGAAAACGTAGTTGTAAAGCTAGTTGTAGTAGTCCTAGAGGTACTAAAGGTAGTCGTAGTGTCTTTACTTGTGTCAAACGTAGTAGTTGTACTTTTGGACGTATTGAATGTCGTAGTAGTACTTCGGCTCGTACTTGTAGCAAAAGTCGTAGTAGTAGACTTAGACGTATTAAAAGTCGTAGTTGTTGACTTACTTGTATTAGTAGCCCGAGAGGTACTAAATGTACTACTCGTGTTAAAAGTAGTGGTAGTGCTACGGCTAGTACTCCTAGAGGTACTAAAGGTAGTCGTGGTATTAAACGTAGTGGTAGTACTACGGCTAGTACTCCTAGAGGTACTAAAGGTAGTCGTAGTGTTAAACGTAGTGGTAGTACTACGGCTAGTTTGAGTAGAGCGAGAAGTACTAAAAGTACTGCTTGTGTTAAATGTTGTAGTTGTAGACCTAGACGTAGAAGTACTTCTAGACGTACTAAAGGTCGTCGTAGTGTTAAACGTAGTGGTAGTACTACGGCTAGTACTAAAGGTCGTCGTAGTGGTCTTACTTGTAGAAAAGGTCGTCGTGGTACTAAAGGTACTACTAGTGTTAAACGTAGTCGTAGTAGACCTTGTAGTATTAGTATTACGGCTGGTACTAAAAGTACTGCTGGTATCAAATGTAGTTGTTGTACTACGCGAAGTAGCTGTACTTCGGCTTGTACTAAAGGTAGTCGTAGTATTGAACGTGGTAGTTGTACTACGGCTAGTATTAAATGTGGTCGTAGTGTCACGACTGGTGTTATACTCAGTCGTCGTATCACGAGAAGTGTTAAAGGTAGTCGTGGTTGACTTGCTTGTGTTGAAGTTAGTTGTAGTGCTTCGAGACGTGTTGAAGGTAGTCGTAGTGTTACGACTGGTCGAGACTGTAGTACTGAACTCTACCTTCTGGTCGAAGCCAAACTGTTTCATTACGCAAAGTCGCCAATGTAATTAACGAGAATCTGAGTACTACTTAATACATAGTACGATAAGATAGAAATCTCGTTAGCTCCTGTGTTTTGTACGATAGCTGCTCCGTTAACTGGAGTTTTACACTCTGAGGGTAGCGTAAACTCATGTCCACCTGTTGCGTCTTGTACAAAGATTAAATTACCTCCAAGACCAGCATTTTTGTTGCTGAATGCAAGAGTGGTGTCTGCTGTCATGCTAATCTTAAAGTTATTAGCAGCAGCAAGGTCTAAGGTAAGTGTACTCCCGCTACCTGTTTTATCATCTTGATCAAGACGGATAGCACCTGTCATTGTGCCACCAGCTTTAGGCAGCGCAGCGTTAGCTGTTGTTGTGGTACTCGTTAGCGTTCCATCGCGGGCAGCAATGTCCACCCCATCGACTGTGCCTGTTACCGCAAGGTTGCCAGTGACAGTAGCACCAGAAGTGGTTACAGAAAGACGATCCGTACCACCTGCGTTTAGACTGATCTCATCAGTTCCGAACTCAATGTTAGTATCGGTGTCAGCCGTATGAGCGATCTTACTCTGAACCTGAAGACCAGTTGAACTTACATGAAGCTCCTCTTGATTGTTAACTACAACCCTAAACTGATCGTTAGCGTTAAACTGTAGATAACTGTTAGTATCACCTTCATGTGTAATCTTATCAGAAATTACAAGGTTACTGGCAGTAAGGGTTCCGTCTACGTCCGTATTGGGTAAGCTTCCGTTTGCATCCTTATACACAACCTTCTCGGCTGGCATAGTGGCAAAGATCTGCTTCTCACCCGCAGTCCAGTTGACAGCAGCATCGCTGTTAGAACTCTCTAGGATTGTGGTACGCGCAAGTGTGTCAGTAGAGGACGTGTAAGTACCAATCCCTACCTCCCAGTATGTACCATCAGTAATGGCATAATATGTGGTGTCTGAGTTAGAGAGAACATCCCCAAACGCCTGAAACGAGTCCTCAGCTCCCGCTAGGGAGTAAGCACCAGTTCCAGTCGTTGAGGTAGTCTCCTTAACTCTGTCAGCTACAACAAGAGCCATAGTTCAATCCTTATGCTGGATCAGGAATCCCAATGTCAAAAGACGCTAGTGTAAAGGTGTTGCCGTTAGTAACAGACTGAGATGCTGTCAGAGTACCAGTCACCAGCAAACGTGAGTTTGCAGTATCTGTAATAGCATAGTGCGTCACTGTACCAGTTCCGTCGATAGAACCATCTGTGATAGCTGCTACGGTCACTTTACGACCACCACCAGAGCGGTCCGCAGGGGCACCGATAGAAAGCGAGGTAGAGTTACCTTTTGTGTATGTAGATGTAGCTTCCGCGTATGTCGTTGCTTCTTGCGTAGTAACGTCAATGCGGTTAGCTTCTGTGTCTAGAACGGTCAATCCGTTGTCGAACACGCGGTCTGCGATAGTTGCCATTATTCATCATCCTTCAAGGTTGGCAGTTCTGCGTTGTGAAGAAGGGCGTTTACGATGTCCTTTTGACCCGATAGATCAATGTTTGCCCCATTCAAGTTACGGAGGTAGCTACCTAGCTCACGTAGATCGTGAGGTGCAACGTCTCCTGCACAAACCTTCGGCATCAAGTCATAGTTTAGACCGTTAATCTGCCAAAGGGTTTCGATGAGCTGTTTATTAAGAACATCGAAGATAGAGTTGATGTAGGACTCCATAGAGCGTAAGAATAAGTCTGTCTTGGACTTAGATAGAGCATACGATCCATTTTGCCCTGCACCTAACATTAAAAACTCAGCCATAACAGAACGAGCTATGTCGTGCTGATAACGCTGAATGATCGGGTGTATATCTATATTGCGAGTACCGTTACTTGAGATGAGCTCGATGTCCACAATTCTTTGGTTCGTTGGGCGGCCCTCTGCATCTCTATAAACGTCCGAGGGTAGAAGTGCGTATCCTTGCTCATTAAACTTGAGATCACGTAGGACTTTCTCCATTTGCGATCTGACGGAGGCCTGATCTGCAGTAGCGTCAGGACTGAGATATTCTGCTGAGATTCTACCGACAGGGATACCATGTAATTCTCGTTCTACTGCTACTGCTTCAACGTTTTGCAGGTTCTTAAGATATTGGTAAGAAGAGTATGCGTTCCGTAGGATAGAGCGTCCAGATGGGTCATTGTTCGTGTTCGTCGTTCTGTAGTGTACCATTTTTGTAGATGGTATGTAAATTGACTTAGATCCGAAGGATTGCTCCTGTCGGACACCCAAGACATCTCCTGTTGTCTTATCGACATCAAACCGCTCCCTCGTCCCTTGTGCGCGAGATGCAAGTTTGCGTACTCCGATACGACCGTCTGTATATTTAGAGTGTTTCTTGCCACTTCTGAAGTCTGGTCCACGTCTACGTTTATAGACTACCTCAAACAAAGAGAAGCCAAATGTCAAGTGTGACAGTGCTTCTGCAATGTGATCGTCTAACGTGTGTTCCATATCCTCCAAAACGCCCTTAACAAAGTCAGCCTCACGTTGTGCTTCAGGCGTATCGTTAGCAGGTTCTACATAATAATCGACATCTCGTAGTACTTGCTCAGTGGCATACATGATTGCGCCAACAGTACTATCGTTGTCACGCATCTCACGATACTTCTTAATGGCACGTTTGCCTCGCAGTTCTGGGATGAACTCGTCAGCACGTATTGTACCATCCTTGGTATTAGTACCACCAATACCGATCTCGATCTTGCCCAACTCTTCGCTTAGCTTTTTCATGTGTTATCCTAAGTAAATCTGATTTAG